CTGTGAAACTTGACCTTGCAGAAAATGTTTTTATGTTTCCATTTCCGTAATTTCCTTTAAGCCTAAAAATTAAAGCAGGATTTGATGTTAAAGTTGTAGAATTTGAGGTTTCATTTCTTATATCATCTTCACTCTTTAGAACAACTTGTGTGCTACTTATTCTATCTATGTGAAGATTCCCACCATTTTGATAATTAGCACTTGTAGGAAATGAAGAACTATTTAGTTCAAAATCAGCATCAGACTTTTGCTTTATTCTTACTCCTCCCTGATTTACATCAGAGTTGCCTAAAATAACATCACCCGAAGGCGTAGTTGTACCTACATTCACACTATAACCAGCATCATCTAATAAGAAATTAACTCCATCAGTAGCACTTTTAAATTTTGTGTCAATATATGCAGTTCCACCCCCGTCAATTCCTCCATTAGTTGTAAAACTTGGAGAATTAAAAGCGGTCATTTTTATTAATCTCTTCCAACAAATTAATGCAAAATTAAAACTAGCATCAGTTGCAAATAATCCAAAAGCATCTTCCTTGTCCCAAAGTCCTTTGTCTTTAAAACCCATAACAACATTGTTTTGTAGAATCTGTTGAGATGCACTTGGTAATGTATCACCTTCAGAAGTTGCGAAGTTTAAAACGGCTTGATAATCTGAGTCAAAGTTAAAACCACTAGCACTATCACTTAATATAGATTCATTTCCAGCCTCATCAACAGAAGATATTTTAAATTCATCTTCAGTTCCTACGTCGACATTGTCAATAGTTACAACACCTGCCGTTACACTTACCTTAGCATCGTTTAAGGCACTACCTAAAGTAGCTATTGGTGAAGCATAGTTATCAGAAGAACCATATATTTTATATGTTAGTTCATTATCAGGAGTAACTAAGTCACCTCCGTTTAAATTTGCTATTATTTTTAATACCATATTTTCTTAACTTAATTCTATAGATTCAATAGTCATTTTATTAGGTGGTGTTGTGTCAGTAGTAAGTTCAAAACTTTCTATAATCATTTTATTTGGTGGTGTTCTATCGCCACCAACAAACCTGTGCCTCGGCATTCCAAGTCCCATTCCCATTCCTAGCATATCGATTTATTTTGTAGGGTAACAAGCCAAGATGCCGACTACCTGTGTGATTTTATAAAAAGGACCAGATATAATATCGCCTTTGTCTAAGTTCCAAGTAAACTCTTCGTCATACTTTCCCCTTAACTTGCAAGCAAAAGAGCTATTATTTTCACCAGATTTAATAAAGGCAAAATCAACTTTGTCTCCAGGTACTTTGTCAGCACTTTTTTCTCCTGTTAAAAGTTTAACTATTCCGTATTGTCCTGTTGTTGCTTGATGATATACGTCTGGACTTGCTATGGCATTTGACATGGTATTTTTATTTAATTGTTGTTAGTATTATTGTCCTGATTGTATTATAGTGTGCTGTATAGTTATGTCACCAGCCGTAAATGTGATAAAATCCGATCTTTCAGATGAATTAGGATTAGTTTGTACCGTTACAGTTATAGTGGCATCGCCATTGCCAGAAATAGCACTTAATGTAACCCAGCTATTGTTTTTTCTAATATTCCAATTAGCATTAGACAATAAATTAATTGTGTAAGTTGTAGAAGAAAACCCTTCACTTGTAGAAACAGGACTTATAGTCAGTTTTATATTAAATACTATATTAGCACCTAAGTACATTTTGGAGACTTGATTAGCCCCTAAATAAGCTTTGTCAATATTATTATTTCCAATTTTAATCGCCATTTCCGTTACCGTTTTGATCTGTTATTATATATAGTGTGGTCGCTATCGGTGTGCCTGCATCATATTCTGCTTGCGTTAATGATACCATATTAAGTACTTTGTCACTTCCAGTAGGTTCGCTTGTTGTAGTTGTTTTTACAAAATCATTTTTGTTTAATCCTTGTAGAGTTTGAGCGTTGCCACCGTCAGCAGATGTTATATATCCAGCACCATTTTGAAGTTGATTGTTATTAGTTGGTACAGATTTAGCATCATTGAGTGCCACCCTAGTTTGTAACTTTCTTAATGCTGTGAAAATAGAGTCTGTGGCTGATATATTAGAAGATGAGCCAAATGGTTTAAAGCTTGTAAGAAGTGACGCGATTACTAAGGCATTCGGTAATGCAGTCAATTGTGAGCCGTTGCCTATGAAATTTCCACTAATTTGAAAATTTCCAGTTACCCTATAAAATTTAAACCTAAAATTAAACGAATCGCCAGCGTCACGGTATGTAATATCCGCACCCATGTCTGATAACAGTTCTGAGCCTGAAGCTTGTAGTTTTAAATATCCTACATTCCCAGAAGGAGATGTGCTTCCGAATATAAGCTGCTTGTCATCATCAATAGTAAATACTGAACCAGAAAAACTGGCTGATGCATCACTTCTTAAAAACTGTGTACTATTTAAGTTATCTAAGGTATCAGCATTTGTGCTGTTTGTAACCTTAGAATCGTTTAAAGCTACCCTAGTTTGTAGCTTTCTTAACGCTGTGAATATTGAGTCTGTGGCTGCTAAATTAGAAGATGAGCCAAATGGTGTAAAGCTTGTTAGTAATGTAGCTAAAACCCTTGAAACCGTAAAATAAAGATTATTAGAACCTTCAGTTAAATCATTTGTGCTTGCGATTAATCCGTTTGTAATTTGCAAGTAATTTGAGCCAGTCCATCTATACTGCTTATCCGTTTCTAAAGCAATGTATATTTTGCCTGTTTCGCCTGCATTCGGAAAACCTGACAAACTAGCAAATTCTAAAACGTCGTCTACATAAGAAGGTAATTGATTAGTAGGTACAGTTCCATTAACTAAAGAAGCGTAACCACTTAAATCTTGGTCTCCTGTATTTTCTCCACTTGTTTTAGATAATCTTGTAATGGAAATGTCTTGTATTAAACTACTTCCAGTTAACTTGTCCACCTTTAGAGCTAAAGACTCTTTTGCGTCTTCACTTAATGGTTTTTCTAAATCAGGAGTATTATCAGCAGAACCTAATCCTAAATCATCCTTAGTAGTTCCGTGAGGGTTAGACCCATCATCTAAAATTAATTTACTGTGTAGAGTTGGTATAAAATCTAAGGACAATTTATAACTTTGCTCATTATCAAAATTAGAAATTAACTCAGAGCTAGTAATAAGTATTTTTACATAATTATTTTCCAGTATAGCCTCTTGTGATGAAAAAGAACTTATATTTTCATCAGATTGATTTTTAAATAAAATCTCTCTGTCTCCGCTATTTATAAAATCAATTAAAGTTTGAGAATTGTTTTCTTCTAAAAGATTAAGTATATTCAATCTAATCTCAATAACTTCGCCCTCTTGTTCAATAATTGTAAAATAACCGCTAGTGCCTTCATCAATATTTTCCGTATTTCTGTCTGCAAATCTGTAACTATTAACAAACAAGAGTTGACCAGGTAAAATCTCATTTATAATGTCATAGGCACTAAATAAAGAATCTTTATCTTGTATATCAAATCCATACAAGTATGCTCCTGCTGAAAATACTCTTTTAGTAGCTTTGTTAGCTAAAGGCATAACTATATTTTTAATAGTTTAAAACTATATTATAATACAAAAATATAAATTAAATCTATACTAAATGAACATTAAACTTATATTTGATATAAATTTTTACTTTATGAAAAAGACAAAATCAAAAATAGTTGGTGTAGCTAAACAAGTTTTAAGTGAGAAAACAATTTCCGTAGTAAAAGAGCATAAAGCTGATGTAAAACTTTCAGGCACAAACGAATACGCTAAGGCTAAATACTCTAGTAAAAACGAAAAACAAAAATTAATATTTACTTCTGGAAAAGATCTTCTTCAGTACAGCATTGTAGTTCGGCCATACATACTTCGAAAGCATAGAATAAAAAATAATTTTGAGCTTGATATTTTGCTTTATCTTTTTCCAATACAGTATTTTTCAAGGCGTGATTTCAAAGTTTTACCTACAATCAACGAAGGCTATCACTTGACTACTTTAATCGATTTAAATTATATTGAAGTAGTTGTTCATCACCATAAGGGAGCAAACAGTAACCTTTACGGATTAACTGAACGCGCCAAAAAAATAGTAAAAGACTACTATGAATATTTATCTGGAGAAAAAACAGTAAACCCTTCAAGTTACACAAACCCTTTTGCGGATAGTGACGCTAGTAAAGTTGATGGCCTTCGTCAAAAATTACTAAATAAACTTACCAGGCAAACTAAAACACAGCCTAGCTTATTTAGAAAAAGCCTTTACGATTTTTAATTAGAAAAGCCCTTTACATCTCTGCAAAGGGCTCTACCTGTCGGGTAATTAAATTTTTATTTTATGGCAAATTTACTGTTGCCGTGTATTTTATTTCTTCAGAATTAACTATTTTCTTAGTAAATATCATTAGCTTTTTTAGTTCTTTTAAATCCATTCCTCCTATTATTTCTTTTGCTACATGCCTGTACATATACTCGTCGTTTATTTGACAGTCTTCCATCTCTTTTTTTGATAAAATTACGCTTCCTTTATTTAACATTATTGATAAGTTTTAATTACGGTTTTAAACTTTTTGATATTCTCTTTTTTCTGAGATAAGCATTATAATATCTTGATCTTCTCTTAAAAACACACATTCACTTCCGCGAACAGTATCATATTGAGCCGTATTGGAATTGTATTCTATAACTTGACCTATTTGATAGTATTTTACTTTTGGGCCAACTAATACAATTTCTGCCCTATTTTTTTTCAAGTCAATTTTTTCTGACACTATTATTCCTGACTCAGTTTTTCTATCTGAAGGAATTATCTCAGCTAGTATGCGGTTTCCAATTAGTTTCATAAATATCTATTTTGTTAGGTCTACTAAAATGAGTTCTGTTCTAGGAACAAACCCATATATCTTTTTACTTTTGACTTCGCATACTCTGGCATCGTCTGTAAAAACAATTCCATTCATAGCATCAAATAATCCTTTCATTAAATTATCTGTAAGGTCTGGCTTTGTCTCTTTATAAATTTGCTGTCCTGATTCCAAAAGAGCTATCTTTTTTTTACTCCAGCTTTTCAAAGGGGCAAATACAAAAAGGACTTCTACACCAACAGCATCATTGTAAGGAACAAATCCTAATGGTATTTGTGATTTAACATCAAAGGCTATATTTCTTTCGTTATCTTTTACAGATTTTTTCTGATAAGACTGAACAAATTGACTTGGGCCTTTACCAGCAATACGAAATCTAGCCGACTGTTTTGATTGTGGTGTTCCCAAAATTTTAAGCTTTATCATTATTCTGTTTCTTTTATTAATACGCATTTATTTAGCCTGAGACTAGGGTGAATTATTAAGCTGTTTTTTAAATTATTTTGAATTGAACAATTAAATTTCACTCCATTGAAGAAAAAATCATAATCAATTGAACAAACAAACTCAACTCCGTCTAAACAAAAAGAATAATGAATAATCTCTTTTTCTTTGTCGTGAATTTTTATATTCATACCCAAATTATTTTTTTCAAAATGAGACTTTAATTTTTTATTTTGATTTTCAGTTACAAAAAAAAGAACTTTATCTCCGTCTTTGAATACTCGTCTAATTAGGTGCTCTAAATCTGTAAAATCCATGCCTCCAAAATTAAGAGCAACAGAACCCATCTCATAAACTGAATTTGAAATTTCATTAATTCTATCTATTTTCATGATTTCTCTGGCTTTATAAATTGAACTTCTTGGCTTCTAAATGATTTAGGATCTTCAAAATACTTGTCAGTAAACTTGGCAAAAAATGGATAGTCTTCTAAAGGTAACTTTGCAACATTGCTAACTAGCTCCTCCATGACTCTCATCATGTTTTGAAGCATTACTGGATCTACTTTGTAAAGATTATTAAAATGCCTCTCAGCGATTCTCATAGCTTGCTTGTTAGATTTGGCTAATAGGTTTCTAAAGTAACTATCTCCAATTTCTTCCGTATCTAAATCTTCATCTACCTCAATCAATAGCTCAGCTATCATGACGTGCTTCAAAACTTTCTGGGTAACATTTAGTATGTGATCTGAATAAACGCTGTCCCACTTAGCTACCTCGTGCTCGTTTACTTGAAGCCACTCTCCGTCAACTAAACCTTGGCGAATGTTTTTTAAAGAAAAGCTATTCATCTTATTCTTTTTGCTGACTAGAAAAACAAGGTCTTTACTTCTAGTGTTTTCTGTAAGTAAAAATATGGCACCGTTTTTATGCTTGATGTAATTGTCTACCCTATCTCTTGCTGATTTTTCTTCAGTTATATTTTCGTTAGCTTTTTTCATGGATTAAATATTATCTAAAAATTTATGTAGTGCTTTGTTCCATCTGGCATCATCTAAAGCGTTGTGTTCGTTGGTTTGTTTCGGGTAACCATCAAATTCTTTTATTTGCACTACGTTAATGTTTCCGTGATTTTTAATTAATTCACTTTGTTTTTCGTCTAATATTTGCTTCAAATCCCGACAATACCACGGAAAGCCTTTCGGCAAATCAATCATCTTTCCAAAAATCCAACAGAAAACAACCCAATCGTAGTCCGCGTAGTAAGCGTAGAATTCTGGCTTATCCCAAATCTCATTTTTATTTTCAGAATAATTTCTAGTAAATGAAACTATCTCCTCAGCTATTTCATTATTGGTTTTGCCGTATTTGTTGATGAGTGCTTTAAAGTTTTTGTAGGTAAAATCATTTCCGCAAACAGGAATACAATCTTTAGATACATTAAATAGAAATTGTCTTTCATAAGAGTCAAAAACTTCATTAGATTCTTTTAAAATAAGTTCATCAAAAATTGGCTTCAATACATTTCCCCGAATCCAGTAGACTTTCTTTTGATTTGGAAGGCAACCTATTCTTGCGCCAACTTTATTATCAGGTTCTAGTTGATACCTATTCCAAGCTTCTTTAAGATTAAAGTCTTTGGATATTTCGTAGTATTCTCGTCCGTCTTCCGCAACAATTCCAATAGAAATTAAATCAATTGTCGGCTTGGTGTTTGCATAATGAATACCTAAAAATCTTCTTCGTTGTGGGCCTTCAATAAATTCGGTATCTAAGTAGTACTTCATCTTAGTTTCTTTTGTTTGATATGTTATGTAACAGGAATGACAAAAAAATAAATCACTCTCACCTAATCGAATGCCACCCTCTGAGTCAATAGTATTTTCGCAGTAGTGGCATTGCATTAATTTATCTATTTAGTATTCACCGCCTTGCCTTCAACCGCTTTTCGAACGTTGGCGTGGTAATATTTACCAACGCTTTCTGACGCCATCAATTCAGCATGAGTTTCTTTCTTTACCGGGTTGTAAGAATATACCTTCTCTCCATTTTTGAATTTGACATACAAAGTTTCTGAAGGACCGTCATAAGCAATCTCCTTTATCTGGGAACTCTTTACTGACTTGAATATTAGTTTAGGTGTTGTCTCCATGGTCCAATTGATTTATTTGGCTTGAATTAGATTCGTAATGAAAATTAGGAATGTGTTTTTCGAATTCTATCTTGTGATCTGTGTCAACTAAAAAAAACTCTTTATCAGAGTTGGAAGAAAAATTCCTGAGCACGTCAATATTTATTTTCAATGCAAGAACAATATTGGATAGCTCATTATAGCTAGAGTTGTCTTGATGCATTTTAATAAGCTTATCGATGTTTAGAAATATAGCCTGAGTAGTGTTGATTTTGTTTATACTAGGCTCACTCATTGGCTGTTTATGAACAAAGCTAGAGCAAAGATTCTCCCATAAGTCCTCTACTGTAATGCTCCTAGAGCTGTTTTCTTTTCCAAAGCCATCATCATACATAAAATGCCTAATAGACTCCTCAGCTCGTTTGCTATCATTAAATCCAGAGGCCATAACACTTATCATGCAATCCACTAAACTTCCGTTGTTGTACATTGAACCCTCTTCTAATCCCAATACCTTAGCTAGTGATTTTGAATGAAGCTCATCATACTTGTATTGAGCTTCCAAAGCATTCATAATCTTAATAAAATTGTGTTTAGTCATGCGTCTTTAAAATTAAGTTGTTGCTTCATTAAAGTTGAATTCCTCTAATTTTTGTCTTTTACTTTTTTCTATCCTATCTTGAGCTATATTAAAATAGGTTTCGTCCTTTTCAATACCTATTCCGTTTCGATTTAGATTATTACAAGCTATCATAGTTGTTCCGCTTCCCATCGTAAAATCTAAAACCGTTTCGCCTTCGTTGGTATAAGTTTTTATCAAATACTCCATTAATAAAACAGGTTTTTGTGTTGGGTGTAGGTTTGGTGTTTGTACATTGGAATATTTATGAATAGATTTAGGGTAAAACAAACCGCCATTACCTTCGTGGATATAATCTTTTTTTTCCCCAGTATTACCTAAAGTTCCTTTACTTCTATCTGTATTACTTCTTTGTATTTTTTTTCCTGTAAAAACTCCATCGCTATGCATTATTGGGTTAAATGAAGGCAGTTTTTTATAAAATATAATTATATCCTCGTGCCATTTCATAAACATTTTTTTTGCATTCATTACGTTTGTTGGTCGTGTTTTTTCCCATACTAAACACTGTCTGTACATTTTTGGGTTACTCATAATTAAAGCACTAGTAAAAGGTTGTGAAGCAAACAAAACTATTGCTCCATTAGGTTTTATAATTCTATTCAACTGCTCCCACATAGGCTGAAAAGGAATAACAGAATCCCACTTGCATTGAGTCGTACCGTATGGTGGGTCTGTAATTATAGCATCAATACTATTATCTTCAATGGTTGACATTACTTCTAAACAGTCTCCTAATCTTAAATCTATAGTGCTATTAAGTTTTTCGTCTTGCATTCCTTAAGTTATGTGTTTCCGTTTGATTAAGTATAAATCCAATACAAATTTAGTATAAGTTTTTAAAAATACAGTATCAAAACCTACTTTTTATTATCCGTCACATACTTAGGAGCTTTTAAACTGTAAAATTTATTGACATACCTCGGATTTAAAATAAACCATCTAGAGTCTAAAGTAGCTACCAAATATCCCAATTCCATAAATTTTCTAATAGCCTCACAAAATACTGGCCTACTACATATCTCACCATACTCATTAGAAACTAAATGAACACACCCACTATTGAATACATTGTCACTTCGCTTTACTCTAGAAATAATCGCCACCATCAACTTAACCTCACTACCACTGCACTCTAACACCAATCCCTCCATCAAAAGATTACTCATTCCAAACTTACCAGCATTGCTACTATACTTGTAACGCCACTTAATACCATCATACACCCTATGCCTTTTATCCAGAAAATAATTCTCTATCATATCCATGCATTTTTTTTTCATAATCCAAATATTATACGTAAGCAAAATCAGTTCCTAGATGTAAATTAAATTGACAGTTAGTGCATTTCAATATTCATAAGTGTAAAATAAATTGACAGTTATGACTTTGGTTAACTGACTGTAAATCAATTAATCACAATCTTTTTACTGGGCTGAGAAGCATTTCAATATATATTAGTACTATGAAGAGCCTGGTTTTATGCGTTTCTTATCCCCGTACAAAGAAAATATAAATATGTTACACTACCAAAATTTGTGTATAAAGTGCTTATACGGTAAAGTTGTGGGGATGGAATACTATATATGGCGAGTCGGGCGCGTGAAGGAAAACGGGAATATTTGACCCACGGGGCCTGATCCTACTATTGAAAATTGTGAGATTTTCAGCTTTTTTAGGCTAAACTATTTTTGAAATCGTGGCCATAACTCATTCTTAATCTCCATAGGGTAACACATTAAACCTTGTGAACCCCTACTAACGCTAGGAAAACATAAACTTTAAACCTAATTTTCCCGACATTATCCCGACAATATCAAAACCCCTGGTTAACCGTCGAGATCTCGCCAACGAATAAATAAGGACCTAAACCAAGTTTGAAAAACTCTTGAAGGTCGAAAGTTTACACGCTTTCACGAGGTCCGGCCATCGGTTCAAACCCTCAACCCTTCCCCTCCTTCACCTTAAAATTATTTCACCCCTTATATCTTAATATTTATATCATTATTATATTTTCATTTAATTTTATAAAAATAACCCCTCGTTAACCCCTATAAACAGTACGTTATAAGAAAAACTTATAATTTAACTCTAAAAATGTGCAAAATTCCAATGAGTTATACTATTGTTATACCATTTATAGTGTGTACATTTGTCCACATGATAGAAAGAACCCTTTGTTTATAGGGTATGAGGTCCAGTAAGTTCATTGACATATTTATTTAATTCTGAGTTAGGGCGGTCTTAAGCTGTGATGTACTACGATACATTAATAAAACGGTTATAGGCTTAGACTTATAAGGAATTAGATAAGACTTAATACAAGCTTACATGACGTGGTGAACATTCATGTAAGTTCCTAACTTTTAAATACATTAAACACTATGAAAAGAGGCCCAAACGCATCAAATAAGAATTTTATTAAAACTCCTTCAGGATATACCCACACACCAACGGGCGCAACTCTTGAAATATACCTAAGCAAAGGAGAGGAGGACGATCAAAGAGAGATATTAAAGCATAATTTATACTATGTTTTAGACTTTGACGGAAATAAGATTTCGTGCGATTATGAAGACTATGAGCAAGGCAAACACGCAATTTTGGATCATTACGAAATTGAGGAGTAAAAGAAAACCAACGGGAAACAATAACAACCATTTTAAAACTTAAACACATGAATTATTTCAAGGACTGCAAAAAATTAGACGAAGCCAAAACACTATTTAGAAAGCTGTGTTTAAAGCTTCACCCGGACACGGGAGGAACAAACAAAGACTTTATTTATATGTTTAATCAGTTCAAGAGCTTCAGACCATTAGAAGGATTTGAGGAACCTTTCAACGCTGAAAAATTCTATAATAACGAGGTCAAAGCATTTGATATTTTGGACGATGTGAAGGTAAGCTTTGTTGGTTCCTTCATATGGTTAGAAGACAATGAAAAAGGAGCCACATACAGACAGAAGGATGTAATTAGTTCAATGACGATTCAAGGCAAGAATAAAGCCCGCTTTGCTAGACTAAAGAAAGTTTGGTATTTCTCCCCTGAAGGCTACAAGCAAAAGGCAAAAAGTGGAAAGAGTTTGGCCCAAATAAAAAGCAAGTACGGAAGTAAAGAATACGCGACCAAAGGCAAACAGTTAGTTTCTTAAATACATAAACCCCAAAAAAAAAGCTGTGATTTATTGGTTTAGATCACGGCAACTAATTTTAAAACCCTTTTCACAATGTCAAATCTAATGAGCACTAAACGCAATGTTTACACTTTGAAATTTAATAGCAGTCCAGAACTTTATTTTTTCTCAAGTGACGAACAGTTGAACGAAATTTTAAGGCTTCCGAACACTAAACACGGAATCGAAAAAATTAAAGTTTACAACAATAAGGACCGATTTATAAGGGTATCAAAAACCGACTTTCAAAACTGGTTTAGCTACAACACGGAAGCAATGGAGATACTAAGAAACATTAATTTTTTAAAATAAAGTAATTATGATTTATCTAAAAAAATCAAACGTTCAAGAGATTGACAAACACATCAAAGACGCTTTTAAATCCAAGATAATTGAGGGCAAATTATTTGCCCTTTTAAAATTAGTTGAGACAAAAGGCGAGCCAATGCAGGCAGAGGACAACGAATATTTAAACGGCCTTAAAGTACTGGAATATAAAAAAGACTTTTATATAGGATTTAAAAAGCAGGAATTTTTAAATGGATCCTTCAAGCTTAACACAGTAGCACTAAAAACCACTTAACAACAATTCAAAATTTAATACCATGGAAAATTTAAACAGTTACAAAAAATTTGCGCCTAATGTATTTGTCGCAAAATGCCACGAACAAAACGAGAAAGGCGAAACGGTAATTATTACAACCAAATACGGGCAGGAGCACGAAAACGAAATACACAATTATTTAGGCAAAACGGCTGATGATTTTTATTTGTATTCAATAACCAGGTGCGACGGGTTCAACAGTCAAGAGAGAGCCAAAAAGAAAGCAGAGAAGCTTATCGGCTACGCGTCAAACGCTGAGAAGCGAAGCAATGAAGCATATGACACGAGAGCTACAAAGCACGAAAGAGATTTTTTAAGCCTTGGAGAGCCTATAAAGGTGGGACACCACAGCGAAAAAAGACACCGTAAACTCTTTGAGAAGTACGACAACAAAATGAGAAAGAGCATAGAAGAAAGAGACAAGGCAGAAAATTACAAGAGCCGCGCGGAATACTGGGAAGCTAAAGCCAGTAAAATTAATTTGTCTATGCCTGAAAGCTTGGAGTTTTACGAGTTCAAACTAGAGGAGGCAATCAAGAATCACAAATTTTTAAAGGACAACCCAAGCGAGAGGCGCCACGGTTACAGCCTGACATATGCGAACAAGACAGTGAAGGAAACCCGTAATAATTTAAATCTAGCGGTTAGGCTCTGGGGTTCTGATGAAGTTATAAAACAAATCGCAGACGAGAAAAAAGAGAAGGCAGAAGCCGAAGCAGGGAAAAGCAAGAAAAAAACGGATATAGTTTTAAAATACGGTGGGTTTTTCGCCTTCAATACCGATCAATTTAAAAGTGGTTATGCTAAAATTTTAGAAGCTGGCCACGTTGAAGATGGGGAAAAAGTAAGCCATTTAAAACATGGCCTATATATTCCATCTAAAAATGTAGACGCATTTTTAAAAGAACTATAAATTAACAACAGCCTGCAGGACGTAGAGAATATTCCTGCAGGTATCTAACAACAATTCAAACCAGATCCACGGATCACAAACCCCAAGACATGAAGACAATTAAAACAGAATTAACGCCAGATCAGATTTATAATAAGCTTTACGAGCTAACATCTAAGCACGTTAAAAATTACATTGAAGACCTAACAACGCACGACAAAAGGTCAATTAACAAATATCCAGGCACCCCATTTATACATATTGCAAGGGAACACGGAACAAGTCTAACGCGTTTATTTATTTCAGAAGTTTACCCAAAAGAAGGGGAGAAAGTTAGATATATGTTTAATGCTCATGCAGACCGAAAAGAGCTATTAAAATCAAGTTTTCAATGTTTAGAATTTTACCTAGAAAACAGCCCGAAAAGCATCTACTATTTTAACGGTCAAATCTTCAAAAAAATAACAGCAAGCCAAGCGATAGAAATCCACAAAAGGTATGCGGATAATCTAATTAGCAAATGGGAGGAGGAAGAAAGCCTTCACGAATTAGAAGGGCAAAACTATTAATTGCGCTACACGAAATTTTAAAAAGCTTCAAGCCATTGGTTTGGCTTGTAGCATCTAACTAATTCAAACCCCCCAAACATGGAAACACACGAATACGACGCATTGCCAGAGGAAGTAAAAACCATTTTAAGTGCCTTTGATGATAACCAGGACCTTTACAAAGAATGTGTAAAGATTGAAACCAAGTTAGCCGGTATAAATTACCAGTGCGACTATGGTTTAGCCGGTATAATTTACGACGTCAAACCCCTCATCAAAAAAGCTAAATTCTTTGAGGTTGACGGATATTGGAAGGACGACAAAACAAGCTTCAGAGACGCTTTATTTTCTGTAGATGTTCCAAATATCGACGCTGAAAAAATCAGCGATACGACCCAAATAAATGGGGTAAATGACGAGGATATATCTTACTATGGCCTTGACGAATCAGAGATTAAAAGACTAATAGAAGAGGGAGCCAAGAACGATCAACTGGATTTTGTGATCACTGCTTACAAGCCTTTTTTTCCACAACTAAAAACCGAGAAATTATGAATACACCAACACAAAGAGTTTTTAAATGTTTAGATAGTGGATATTTATTTCGCTTGCACACGAACGCTCAAACGCATGAGCCGAGCTTGTTTATAGAACCTTCAGAAAACCCAGAGGCACCAGCCAAAGGAACGGAGGTAAACGGGTGGTATTTATCAATGACAAATGAAGTTGATATAAAAATCAACGATACGAAAGTTGTAAAAATTCCAGTAGGTTTTTTCTACAATTTAAAAGAGGATGAAATAATAACGCATAAAAAGTTTATTGGATTCGATAAGCGTTTTAAAAAAGCATAAAAACCCAGAAATTATGAGTTTAAAAACTTACAGCGATGAAACGCTTATGAGAAGATTACAAAATTACGATGAAAAATACTTTTTAAACCATTCAAAATCAGTAGAAAAAGTTTCTGATGTATTAGACCTTAAAATGAGGGGTAAAGCGAATGAGATAGCCCAAGAGCTAACAAATAGAGGTGTATTTTTTTCAGCAGTACATCTAAAAATCAACAATTACTAAAAATCAGATCAAATGAAATATAATGCAATAGCTTTTAATGGAAGAAAGCAAGAAGCCTATTCAACAGATAAAAATTACTCGCAAAAAATAGATGAATTTATTTTAGAAAATGAAAATAAAGGATTTAGAGTCATTGTTGATGCTTTACAAAATGGCAGGGTAATAAGAAATGCTTACAGCACAAAAAATCAATAATTACTAGAAACCGTTAGAGCGGTTATAAAAAGGTGTTAAGCTCTAAGCGTGGAGGGTTCGCCCTCCAGTCACATTAATTTAAAAAGCACGGGAAATGCACAAAAAATTTAACAAAAAACTTATGGAAAACTTATTTCATAAACCAAGACGTTACATGGGTAAAAAGACCCCAGAGAACGACAATTTAGGAAACCTGATGCAAGACTATAATTTCAGTATTGCAATACAGGAGAATAGTTCACAGGTCAAGATTCAAGGCTTTATTTTATGGATCAACTAATTTTTAAATCAAAAACAATAAACTATGAAAACCGCAATTTTAAATCCAATAGGAATAAAAACCCAGATACAGGACGCATTAACTGAAGCAAGCGCAAAGCAAAACAAAAACGTTTCTTTAAAGATTCAATTTGTAAAAGATAACATTGATAATATTGAAAAGATAAACGGTAAAAAAGTTTACAATCCAATAGCTGATGAAGAGTATATAAATTACAACCTTCAAAAATGCCCGAAAATGTTTATTAAATCATTATTAGAAACTAAAAAAAGAAAATATTACTATCCTATTCAATATGCAAATATTAAACTTAAAAACAATAACCAATGAAAACTTACAAAAAACAAATCAGCCAATATTCACTGAAGAAGAACAAAACCGATATTAATTCTATCAAAATAACGTGCAGCAAAGATGCTCAGAAATATGCAAGGCAATTTTATTTTGATGATATAGATATTTTTGAGAGCTTTTTTGTTCTAATGCTCAATAATGCCAACAATACTATCGGTTACGTGAAAATAAGTCAAGGAGGTATCACGGGAACCATGGTTGATGTAAGAATAGTGGCGAAATATTGCGTTGATTCATTGGCTGTATCTTGTATTTTGGTCCATAATCACCCTAGCGGTATAATGAAGCCAAGTCAATCAGACAAGGATATGACTAGCAAATTGAAAAACGGCTTAAAATTATTAGACGTTCAGGTACTTGATCACATAATTTTGTCACCAGAGGAAAACGAATATTTCAGCTTTGGCGATGAAAATTTAATGTAAAACTATATATTTAATAATCAAAACTAGAAACGATGAAACCAGAAACTAAAAAAGATGCACTATATTGGAGCATTATTATAATGCTAGGAGCCGCAGTAATAATTTTGTTATAAAAAAAAAGGTAAATGTCAGAAACAGAATATTTGGAAATAAAAGAAAATGATACGGATTTAGTTCAAAAAGTAGCTGCTCTTATAAGAACAAGGCGCGAAGAACTAGGAATGGGTCAAGTCCTTCTCTCACAATTAAGTGGAGTAGAAAGAGGAAATATAAGTAGGCTAGAAAGAGGTAAGCGCCCAGGGCTTACATTTTTAATCGTAGTAAAATTATTCACTGCTTTGAAAATTGACTTTGCTGAGATTGACAATTTGTAAAGTAAAAAAATCTATTAAAAAAGGTCCTCCGATTATTCGGCAGGACCTTTTTTTATGTCTAATAATTTCTTGAGCATGCCTTCGATTCGGTCCAGCTGTTCAGGAATAACAGATATTTTATTGAAATCGATCAATGCAGGAGGAATTTCGGTTTTCGGCAATGCAATATTCAATAAATTTGCTTGAGATTGAAGATCACCGCCAGTCAAGAGCACCGGCAACTGTCCAAATTTTAGAAAATTCATATTTACGTGCGGAAAAGTGTTGACGATACGCTCCTTTATTCCACGACTTAGGCTATTCCTACCCTTTAAAACATGAGGTATTGTTGATGGTGAATTGTACTCTAGCTTTACGTTAAAACTGTTTGGATTGTAGTCGAGTGCGTTTAAAACCTCTTCCAAAATTTGTGCGTCTGTTAATCCCGATTCTTTTTTCATTATTTTTATTGTTTTAGTGTTCCTACTTGTTTAACATCGACTAAAGGATTAGAAGCATAACCTTCTTCTATATCTTCAAGTTTATCGTAAAACTTGTTGTTTCCATCTTCATAAAAAGCTTGCCAGCCTATAAGATCGTATTCGACTTGATCTATTATAGTATCATAAAATTTATTTTTATTCATAATTTCTATTGTTTAGATTTATTCATATTTAGTATTCCAATATTTTTTAAGCTCATCCGCTGACTCAGTTTTTGTTTTTTTAATGTAGTGGAGCATCATATCTTCTTTAGCCCATCCACAAATATTCATGAGATCTCTATTGGAAATATGCCCGAATAAATTAGAAGCAAAACTTCGGCGACAAATATGAGAACTTACAAGCTTATATTTTTTATGAAGACCATAAACTTTTCGTTTTTCCTTGGTTTTTTCATCGACTACAATTACACCGCCTTTAATTTGCTGGTCGATTTCTGCAAGCATACAAATCACCTTGATTTGCTCGTTAAAATGTTTGTCGCTGGTTTTAACGGGGAGATTGCCATGTCTTTTTTTAATTACCTTCCTGACTTGGGGATGAAGCGGAATTGTCACCCATGCGCCTGTTTTTTGAGTTTTGATTCTAATATAATCACCATCAATGTTGCTAATGTCCAGATTTTTATTGAAATCGCTGATACGAAGCCCTGTCCATAGCCCAATAATAGCATTATCTCTGATGTTATCGAGACTCAGATCATTGCTTAGGTCTAAATCGTACACAGAATCAATTTCCTTCTCATTTAAATATGGGTGATCGATTTCTTCTTGGTCCTTTTCGACAAAAACTCTATCCTGATAGGTAGGATCTGTTTTTATTCCTTCGGTTTTAGCTCTTGAGATAAAGAATTTAGCTCTTGCTATCTGTCTCTTGGTCGTGTTCGAAGCATAATCCTTGCTAGTCATGAATGTGGTAAATTGATCGAGTATTTCATTGCTTACATCTTGGATTTTATACGCCTTTTGACCCTCAAAGGATTTCCAGATCTTCAAAAAGGATTGATATTGCATTATAACACGCTTGGAAAGCATTTTATTTTTATCAGTTTTCCATTTGGGAGCCTTATTTTCTATCCACCAAAGGGCAAAATCAGAATAATACACGTAATGTTTCTCAATTGAAAGACGTTTCTCTTGCTTAGGTCGGTTGAAATATGAACTCACAGCGTTATTTAGCCAATTCTTATCTATTATATCGCCCATCATAAAAGAATCGTTGTACGCCTCTAAAATGCCTATCTTAAGCTTTTCGAATTTAGCCTGTTTTTTTACTCTATCTGAAATTGAAGATAAGTTTTTGTAATTGGATTTTTTGCTATCCCATTGCGAAGGATCAACGCTTAAATTAGTTGAGCACGTAATATCGAAGCTCCTGCCATTAATAAATCGAATATATAACGTTGAAGGATTTTTAGTGCCTTTTACGATTAGTTTTATTGTTGCCATTTCCCGAATGATTTAATAATTATTACTTTCCCTTAAAACTATTTAGACCTCATTCTCCAGAGGTTAATAGCATTATTCAATCGCTTTTGCTTGTCTGTTTTTTCTTCAATCTGTCTGGTTTCTACACCGTCAACTTTTCTAATTAGATTGCCGTTTTCATCATTGTAAACTTCACTAATTTTGTGGCTGTTTTTTTCTAAATCTTCTATTTTCATTATCCAAAATATTTTCTAGCATCTGCTTCATTATCGTAAATTCTCATGCCCCAATTACTGTATTCACCAGAACTGGTTCCATATTTATTTATTGCTAAATTTGGGTTTTTAGCCATATACTGATTCATGGAATCTTCAAAGTCTTTAGCTAAATATTCGCCAACTTTTCCAGCAGTACTACTTTGTCCTGTTGCTTTAAAACCCTCTTGCCACAATTCTATTTTTTTCATCCTGTTTATTTATTTGAGTTTTAAAAAATTATCAGCGTCTTTAATCCCATTTGCTAATGCTTCCAAAAAGGATTTTTGTTCCTGCAAGTACCATTCACTGTTCAATAGCTCAGAATCTTTCCATAATTCGCCATCTTGACATTCACCACTTTCTGCAAATGCAATATCATTATCACTTGGTAATTGATGAAGAGCATAGCACCAATATCCATTTTCATGAATAATTTGAACCAATATCTTTTTTTCTATTAATTCAAGTTGTTGAACAATTAGTCTTTTTGCTGATTCTATTTCTTGTTTTTTCATGGCTTTAAATTCAGTTATTAGTTTCTAAAAAATAGATAGTTGATCCTTAATTCTTTGCTCTTCTGGGATTTGATTTTTCGCCAATTCAAAAAAAGACTCTCCATCAGCTCTCTTTAAATTCATATCAACTTTCCCTAAAATAATGACCTTGTAAACTTCTTTATGAAATGTATCAATTGCTCTGATTAAATCATTAATATTCAAAATTTCATATTCTCTAGAAAAATGCCAATAGTAATATTTACCTTGGTATTCTTTGATGAGTTTAGTTCTAAACATAATACGGTCAATTGTTCTAATTGTATCTACTTCTGGATAAATGGGTGTCATGATTTTTTAGGTTTTAACGGGTTTAGGTAAATATTCCTTTGCTATATATGTCATAGAAATTTCACTACAAACATCATCGTCTGGCATATTCCCAACAGCTATTATTTCACGGAATCTTAAGCCTCTAATAGTTCTATAACTTTCATACAGAAAGCCGTCTTCTATCCAAAAATGATCGTGATTGTGAGATTTTGTTATCATAATTAAAGGTTCTAGTTGTTTATTGTTTCCCGACATATTCCCGACACGTTGACCGTGTATTTATATCTAATACAACAAAAGTAGGGATAATAATTGTATAAATCTGTATTTGGTATAAAAATAAATATAAGTACGGTATAAATGGCGAATCCCTCCGCGGTCACATAAGTACTATTTAAACCCCTGATAACACAGGGGTTTTTTGATTTTTATATCTAAAATTCCCGACATCTTCCCAACAAATTATCTTCTCCTGGATCTCTTCATTCCAATCACATTAAATAAGGCAACCACATCATCAAGATTCACAGTGTAGTCTTCATATAAATTATTTAGACTTTGAAGAGTTACTTCTCCACTCTCTATGTTATGATCCGTAATTCTTTTCACAACTATTCGAAGCTCTTTATGGGCGATCACAAAATCCCAAGCGTTTATATGTAGTTTGTTCTGCCAATGGTGATTCTGTATTTCTCTGCATAATAGGATATCCTTATCCAAAATAGCCTCTGAAGGATTTGAATTATTCATACTATCTCCTTCAACTTCAAAACAAAAATAATTCCCCTTATATTCTTTATCCACTTCCCACGGTATTTTTGGCAATTCATCTATGTATTCGGCATCTCCCCATCCATTAAGAAAACCTGCTTGAACTCTGCTACCAATTAAAGGAACCATTTTTACTAATTCATAGTCCTTTAAACTTGCCTTTGAATTGTTATTTTCAAAGGCTTCCTTGTACATGTTGTCAAGTATTTTACTTTTTGTTTTAGGAATTACACCTCCTTTTTCATAACTGATTACAGTGATTTTTGACACTCCAAGATTTTGAGCAAACTCAGTCTGAGTTTGTTTTAACGCTTTTCTGATTTCTTTTACTTGTTTATTGTCCATAATTTAGATTCATTTTAAATAGGATAAAAAAGTATTATATATTACTTTTACATATAAAAAAGGTAAAATAATATACTACTTTTGACGCATTCTTATATGAACTTATATGCAATATTATAAATGTAGTGTAAAATTTAATTAATACAAGCAAATATGAAAACAATATTAATTTTTAAGGATTCGATAGACATAAATATTGACTCTTGTTTTACATCTTTTAACGTATTAAATCCTCTTAATAATACAATCGGATTAATCGATTTCATACTTGTGCCAATCTTTCTTATATGCCTTGCATACACGGCTGTATCTATGTTTAAGCTTTACTGTTTATTACGTAAATCTCCAAAGAAGCAGAGTAAATGGATTCAAGAGAGATTCCCAGAAGAGGAAAAAGAAAAAAATAATAATCAATAATTAATAAACAAATGGGAAACACGCAAATTCAATTACAATCTTTGCATTTAGTCTATTTTAAGGGCTGCAAGGATTTTAAAATCAATTTTTTAAACGATATCACTACAGTTCGTGGTGATAATGGAACACGGAAAAGTACAATATTTGATTCCTTCTCATGGTTATTTTTCGGGAAGGACAGTAATGATGCTAGTGATACAAAATTCAGCATTAAGACGATCAACTTAGAAACAATGGAAATTATCCAAAGAGTTGACCATAGCGTTGAAGGTGTCTTCCTGATGAATGGTGAAAAAACTACAGTTAAAAGACAATTACAAGAAAAGTGGACCAAGAAAAAAGGGGCTTTAGAGAAGGTCTATACTGGAAATGTGACTAATTACTATTGGAATGAGGTTCCTCTTTCCCAAAGAGAATACCAGCACAAAATAAGCCAGTTCATAAGTGAGGATGTTTTTAAGCTTATAACCAACCCTTATTCGTTTAACTCACTACACTGGGAGAGACAAAGAGAAATACTTACAGAATTAGTTGGTGGTATTTCTGATCAATCTATCGTAAGAGGTAATGTTGATTTTGCGAATCTACTTTCAAAACTAACCAATAAGACATTTGACGAGTACAAGAAGCAAATGAAATTCACGCTTAAACGTCTTAAGGCTGATAAGGACGGGATTCCTTCTCGTATTGATGAGCAATTAAGAGGTAAGCCAGATGCTTTAGATTTTAAATCTATTGAATCTGAAATTGAGAAAAATCAAAAAACTCTTGATACGATTGATGAAAACATTTCTCAAGTCAATAAATCTGCTGACGCTTTACACAAAAAGTATGATGGCTTTAGACAAGAAAAGTCTGACCTTAATTTGAAGAACAGCGATATCTTTTTTCAAGTTCAAAAGAAAGTACAGGATGATTTGTCAAAACAAGTCAATCCTGCTGATGCTACCATTTTAGAAATAGATGACAATAATCTGAATATTCAAAAATTCCAGAGAGTTATTCTAAAATTGGAAAACCAAATTGAATCAGACAAAGCTTCGATTAAAACAGTCATTGCGAAAAGAAAGCTCAAATCAAATGAATGGGATGAAGAGAACGCTTCAGAATTAAAGTTTGAAGATGGTGATTTTGCTTGCCCTACCTGTAAAAGACCTTTAGAGGTCGAAGACCAGGAAACCGAGAGAGAGAAAATGCACTTGGATTTCATTAAGGACAAGCAGAACGCTATCGCTTCTATCAATAGAGAGGGTTTAGCTCTTAAGAATCAACAGGAAACTCTTCAAATTGACATAGATCAAACTGAAAAGAGAATTGTAGATGGCAAAAAAGCCTTGAAAAGCCTTAAAAACACTGCAACAAATCTTCAATCTGAATTAGAAAGACTTCAAAGTAACTCAACCCCTACTCTAAACAAAGACGAAGAAATTAAAAAGATTATTGATGTTCATGCAGAATACAATAAGAATCTAAAACTAATCGCTAAGCTAGATGAGTCACTATCAAATCAAAAAGGTGTTGACGTCTCTTCTCATAAGGAAACTAGAAATCAAGTATTACAGAGTATTAGCTACCTTAAAACAAGCCTTAGCCAAAGAGCTAAAATAGCCGAAATAGATAATCGTGTTTCAGAGCTAGAAAAAGAGGAGAAAGAAAATTCACAGCTCATTGCTGCAGCTGAAAAAGAACTTGACACTATTCAACAGTTTGAGGTTGCTAAAATGACACTCACCGAAGGTATAATCAACGACAAGTTTGAGAAAGTAAAATTTAAAATGTTCACTGAATTGGTGGATGGAACAAAGGTCCCTTCTTGCTTATGCTTATTTGGAGGTGTTCCTTTTCATTCAGTAAACTCAGGAGGACAAATTGAAGCTGGCCTTGATATCATAAATACATTATGTGATTATTACAATACTCAGTCCGTGATCTTCATTGATGGCGCTGAAAGCATTACAGAAATACCAAGTACAAAAAGTCAACAAATTCGCCTTCTCGTAGAGAAAGGCACTAAACCCTTAATAGTAGAATAATGATGAACGAAATAATTAATGAATTGAGAGATTTCTGTTTTAATGAGTCAAAAAAAGCTGGATGGCACACCAATTTGGAAACAGGAGAACTGTTAGACAGGAATAAAGGAGAAATGCTTTGCTTGATTCACAGTGAAATTTCAGAAGCAATGGAAGGTGAACGTAAAAACCTAATGGACGATCATTTGCCATATAGACCAATGGCAGAAGTGGAGCTTGCTGATGCAGTAATTCGCATCATGGATTATGCAGGTCGATTTAATTATGACATAGGAGGAGCCGTAATTGATAAGATTGCTTATAACAGATTAAGACCTGATCACAAAATGGAAAATCGATTAAAAGAAACTGGTAAGAAATTTTAATAAGAGAATATGACTTACGAAGATTTAATTACAGTAGAAGAAGAAACTAAAAGGTTTCTCAAAAAACTAGATGCAGCGAAAACTCGTATAAAGGATGATAGCTACGCATTACTATCAGGAAGCAAAGAAACTGGAGCAGTCAAAAGAGCTGCACTAGACTTAAAAATGGAATTAACAAAAATCACTCAATACTAAATAACTATGAACACAGAAACAAAAAAAACAAGTACAGAAATTGTAAAGGCTTCGAAAAAACAGTCTGAAATTACAAATATTGTGCTTAAGAGGGTTGAAGCTTTTCAAAGATCTGGAGAGTTAAGACTTCCTAAGAATTACAGCCCTGAAAATGCTTTAAAAGCTGCTCAGCTATTATTGGCGGAACAAAAGGATAGAAATGGTAAATCTGTTTTAGAGGCTTGTACTCGAACGAGTATTGCAAGTGCTTTGTTAAAAACGGTAGTATGGGGGTTGGCTCCACACAAAGGGCAAGTTTACTACATTCCATACGGACCAAAACTAGAATGTAGTATCTCATATACTGGAAATATTGCGATTGCTAAGCGTTATGGTAATTTAAAGAGCATAAAGGCAAATTGCATTATGGAAGGTGACGACTTCGAATTTGAAATTGATAGCAAAACAGGTTTAAGAAAAATAATTAAGCACTCGCAAACTTTGGAAAGTGTTGGATCTGGGTCTATAAAAGGAGCTTATGCAATTATTGAATTGAACGACGGAACTTTTGATGTTGAGATTATGAGTTTTTCACAGATAGAAAAGTCTTGGCAACAAGGAGCCACAAAGGGAGATAGCCCAGCTCATAGAAAGTTTCCTGATCAAATGTCAATAAAAACAGTTTTGAATAGGGCTTGTAAACTTCTCATAAGAACAAGTGATGATCAAGTTTTATACGAGGATGATGATAATAAAGACTTAGACCGAACCAAAGAGGACGTGAATCAAGAAATTAATGACAATGCCAATCAAAATATTATTGACGTTGATTTTGAAGAAGAGGAAGAGATAGAATCCACACCTGATCCTACTCAAACAAAAACTCCTCCTAAGACTTCTAAAAAACCAGAACCTAAAGAAGAACCGCAGCCTAAAGAATCTCCAAAAGCAGGAACTCAAGAAAAAGCATTTTAATCTATGGAACTAAAAGTTATCGGCTCTGGAAGTCAAGGCAATTCCTACATCTTAACTAATGATACAAATGTATTGTTAATCGAACTTGGAGTGAATTTCAAACGCATCAAAAAAGCATTAGATTTTAATATATCGAATGTAGAAGGGGCTTTAGTGTCTCATATACATTCTGATCATGCAAAATCTATCAAAGATGCGGTTGAATGTGGAATTGACGTGTATTCTGGAGCTGAAACTATTGAAGCAACAGGCTTAAAAAATCATAGGCTAAAACCCATGAAGGCAAAAAAAGCATACATGATTGGATCTTTTAAAGTCATGCCATTTGAATTGCGTCATGATGTTCCCTGCCTTGGATTTATAATTAAGCATGAGGACTGCGGTAACGTCGTTTTTATTACAGATACTTATTATTCCCCATTTAGGTTTAAAGACGTAAACCAATGGATTATTGAGGCTAATTACAGTCAAAGCATACTAGATGGAAAAGATGGCTATGGTAATCAAAATGATTTTCTAAGAAATCGAGTAATGAGCAGCCATTTATCCATTGAAAATTGCTCAAGCTTATTAGCTGCAAACGATTTGAGCACTACAAACAATATCGTGCTTACTCACTTATCTGATAGAAATAGTAATGCAGTTGAATTTAAAAAATTAATAGAAAATCAAACCGGTAAGACTGTAAATATTGCAGAAACCGGACTAACAATAAATTTTAAAAAACGCCCTTTTTAAATGTTACAAATAAAAGCCAGCGATTTAGTCGAAATCGATGAAGAGTTTATAAATCGAGTTTCCAACCGACTTAAAGAAATTCAAGATAAAAAAGAGATAGAGAATCCTTACTACTCAACAAATGAAGTAGCCGAGCTTCTAAAAATCACAAGGCTCACAGTAGTTAGATACATAAATTCTTATTTATACCCTAACAAATACCCACTTACACAAAGATTAAAGGCTGTAAAAGCTGGAAAGTCCTGGTTAATTAGAAAATCAGACTTAGAAATCTACCTTAAAAACCCTAAAAACCCGAGTTATGATGAACAAAAATAGATTTCACACAACTGGTGAACTGAGTACTGAAATAATTGATAAGCTAGAATTATTAGGATTTAGTAAACTTCCAAATTGCATGAGCAAACCTTACGCACATCTGAAAAAAACTATAATTGACACAAAGACTAAAACGTTTTGGTGCCTTGACCAAGTTTGTTTTGAAAACTCGGTAGTTACTATAAGTAATCAATTTCAAGAAATTATATTAGAATTTAATATTGATGATTTGGTCTTTAATGAAGCAAAAGAGCTGGATTTGTCGAATGAAACTTCATTCAAAAAACCTCATAAAGCTACAGAAACTCAAGAAATCACTTTACTGGATTACTTTGCGGCTAAAGCCATGCAAGGGGAGCTATCTAATCAAGATGAAAACACTTCGTTTAGAACTTCAGGTGTATCTCAAAGAGCTTATCAGATAGCTCGTGAAATGATGGAAATTAGGGGGTTTGGTAAGTATAATGTTAAATAAAAAACCATTTTAATTGGACAGCTAGAATGATAAAACGAGGTAGATGGAAAAAACCATTTAAAGATGCTGGATATAAAATTATTTAATCGTTAAAAACAAAATTATGAATAAGCAAAAAGTAATTAAAGAAACGGAAACTAAGCCTGAATTACATGCGGTATTATTTGACGTTATTTTACAAGTTCTCAAAACTTGGGAAAATGAAAAAAGTGGGGACTTTGATGCCATGTGGTATTGTTATGAAACTTTGTTAGATGAAATAAGAGAAAAAGGAATTAAAACTACTATTAAAGAATTAAAAAAAGCAATGAAAAAATTAAGAAATCAGGGAGTTGTAGAATTAAAACCGATTTACGACGATGAATGGAAAATTTGCGGAAGCGGATATTTTCTTTGTCAAAATACAAAAAACTAAACCCATGAACCAATGCAATTAACAGGGAAGTGCAAAGAAGATTTTAAGAAATGGTACACAAACTGGATGTTATTATTCCTTAGAAAAAGAGAAATAAAAACTTTTTATCAGCAATCTATTTTAATGCAATACGGAGAGTATATAGATTTCTTTAATACTTCACAATACGAGGGGAAACCTTTATTTGATTACGTATTTAATATTAGGTATGACCTAAAAATAGAATCTCAAACTCATAATGACTTAGTGAGAATAAGTATACAAAAAGCAAATGAACTTTATAATCTAAAATAACTATGGAAATAAAAGGAACATTAAAAGTAGTAGGCGAGACGAAATCGTATGGCAGAAATGATTTTCAGAAACGTGAAATCGTAGTTACTACCGATGAAAAATTTCCCCAAGACATTTTGGTAGAATTCGTTAAGGATAAATGCCAAATCTTAGACAATTATGCTGAAGGTCAAGAAGTTCTTGTTGGCATTAATTTACGTGGGAGAGAGTGGGAAAGTCCTCAGGGAGAGGTTAAGTATTTCAACAGCATTGTTGGCTGGAGGATAGGATTACAGGAAGGCGAACAAAAACCTACGCCACAGCCCTATAAAGAGCCAGAGTACCCTAACGAACCTGATTTACCAATAGATGATGAAGAGGAAGATGAAATTCCCTTTTAAAATGGTGTAACAATAGTATAATTAAACTAATAATTTTGAAAAGGCAATGAGATGGATTATAAATGGAAAGAAGACCCTTTTTTTATGATAGTACCACATCTTTCGATTCCTAATGTGCATTTTGTGTTTAGGAAGCTAAGCCCTACGGCATATTTAGAGATAGAATTTGAAATTAAAAATCGATTGATATACCCTGATAGCAGGTTAACGGATTCTGAAAATGAATTTATTTCAAAAAATTTGATTTAATTATTATACTAAAGTTATACTATATTATATTTTATTTATATATTTGACACGGGAAGAAATTAACATAAAATATTTATCAGGGATAAAACCCGAATAATTGCCCGTACTCTCCTCTTGATTTCTTCCCAGATTCAAAAAAAGTACGGGCTTTTTTGATTTTGAATATTAACGGAACCTCGCAATACTAGGTTTATTATTCCTAGTAAAATAACATAGGTTTTAAAAAATATAGCATGAAAATTAAAGTAGTAATGAAGAGGGAAAAGTAGAACCAAGTTTTCTTGTTTCTACAACTAAGGCTACATAAAGACCTTTAATCAACTCCAAGAACAACTTAGAGTTTTATACAGAAATAAGTATAATAAAATATCAGCATAATGAGCAAAGGATGGATAAAGCTTCACAGAAACCTAATTGATTGGGAATGGTATGATGATATAAATGCTAGAGTATTATTAATACATCTTCTCCTTTCAGTCAATTACGAGGATAAAAAATGGAAGGGAAATTTAGTCGAAAAAGGAACAATGGTTCTTAGCTGGAGCACACTTTCTTCAGGTTGTGGCCTTTCAGTTAAGAAATGTAGGACTGCTATGAGTAAACTAGAAGATACCGGTGAAGTGACAAGGTTAGCGACAAGCAAATTTCAGGTGGTAAGGCTAGTAAAATGGGATAAACTACAACAAATAGATGAGGCAGAGGGCAAGCCAGTAGACAAGCAAACGGACAAGCTGAGGGCAGACAAAGGGCAGGCTGAGGGCAGACAAAGGGCAACAACTAAAGAAACTAATAAACTAAAGAATATAAGAAGTAAAGAAACTAAGAATATTCTTTTATCCGAAGTAAAAACTTCGGACTTAGTGGATTTAGAGATTACATATTTTGAAATAGCAAAAGCGTTTAAAGAATTATTTATTAAAAATATTTCAGAAAACGGAGGTTCAAATCAAAACCAAAAAAATGCTAAGTACAAAAATTACACAGACCCAATCCGATTGATGATGGAGAAGGATGGAGTGACCAGAGATCAAATAATAAAAGTTTGGAAATTCTTAGGCAGCCAAGAAGGAGATTTTTGGAAATCTAATATTCTATCAACCCAAAAATTAAGAGAAAAATTTTCACAATTAATAATAAAAGCGAATCAAAATGAAAACAGGGATAACAGCAAAAAGTTCGGAAATCAATCAAGTGTCAAAGGAACGTTCAGCATTATTGATTCGCTCGTTAGCGACTAATGATTTTGATTGTTTTTTAGAAATGGAAAGAAGCACTACAGTTGCAGAAGCTATTTCAGGAAGTTCTTTAAAAAGCCTTACCAAATCAATTAGCAGAAGAGATGTTATTAAATCAATTTCATTTCTTATAAATCGCTTTAATGAAAACTTCAATGCTAGTGGAAAGTTTACTGATATGCAAATCGCAACAGTATCAATGGATTTATTCGACATATTCCAATTTGAATCTCTTGAAGACGTGATGTTGATGTTCAAATACGCTAGACAAGGAAAAATTGGAGACGGAAAGGATTTTAAGCTTGATAGCCAGACGATATTTCATAAATGGGTGCCAGAATACCTTGAGCTTAAAGCAAACGAAAGAGAGCTATCCCACAATAAGAAAAAAGGGGAATTGTCGGGAATGGCAAACTTCAATTGGGATAAAGAAAACCTAGACAAGTTTGAAGTTTCTGAAAAAAAACAGTTGGCTGGGAAAAACTTTGGAAGCCGGGTGAAAGAAATATTCACTACTGAACACCTCGACAAACCAAAACTAGATCAAGTTCTTAAGCCTGATTTTTACGAAAGAGCCAAAGCTGATGTTGTAAATCACAGTACTGAAAACTTACAAGTTTATCTAAATGCTGAAAAGAAATCGATTGTACCAAATAAATCGATGATTAAAATTGTTGAAACAGAATTGAAGTCGAGGGTATGAAAAAAATTAAAAAACTGTTTAAAATATTATATAAAGAATTACAAAAATGGGGAGAGGCTGCTGCCTGGGCTAAAAGAAATTAAAGCAAATAATTATGAATCAAGGTAGTTTATTTTCTGGTATTGGAGGATTTGATTTAGCATCTGAATGGATGGGATGGAACAACTCTTTTCATTGCGAATGGAACGAATTTGGACAACGCATATTAAAATATTACTGGCCTAAAGCTATATCTTATGAAGACATCACAAAAACAGATTTCACTATTTGGCGAGGAAAAATTGACGTCCTCACAGGAGGATTCCCTTGTCAACCATACAGCCATGCAGGGAAAAGACTTGGTAAAGACGATGATAGACACCTCTGGCCAGAAATGCTTAGAGCAATTCGGGAGATTGCCCCTGAGTACGTTGTGGCGGAGAACGTTCTTGGAATCGTTAGTTGGAATGACGGACTGGTATTCAACGAAGTGCAAGCTGACTTGGAAGCTAAAGGGTACGAAGTACAACCGTGTGTACTTCCAGCTGCAGGTGTCGGCGCTCCCCACAGAAGAGATAGAGTCTGGTTTATTGCCCACCGTTCAAACTCAGGGATTAAAAGTATTCGAGAATCGAAGAAGCAAGGCAATAGAATTGAAAATACTCCCAACGCCAACATCATCAGGCGAGGAAGGCTACAAGACTAGGGAAAAAAGACAAGGTCACAAGAAAGCAATGAGTTATCTGGAGGCGAACATCGAATACAAGATGTTGCCTACACCAGCAGCTTCAAATTACAAGGGAGCAAGCAGTACCGAAGCGTTAAAAGCAAGGGGCAGACTGAAAGAAAAGGCAGACAATTTAGCGGATCAGTTCCATCAAAGTGGCAAGACTTCCCAACTCAATCCCCTATTTGTAGCGGAAATGATGAGCTTTCCAGTAGACTGGACGGAATTACCTTTCCTAAATGGAGAAACGAAAGCATAAAAGGATTTGGAAATGCAATAGTTCCTGAGGTTGCTTTGCAGATTTTTAAGGCAATCATGGAAACTAGAAATTCACTTAAAACTGAATAAACCAAAAAAGGGAAGGGGAAAACTTTATAGAGTACTCAAAAATATTAAAATTACAATTATGTTAGAAAATCACACAAAACTTGAAAAAGACATTAAGGCTGACAAGACTCTTCGCGTAAGCTTAGACAAAAATCTTCAAGAATTGAAAGAACTTCCTAGTTCAAGAGAAAGAAGTTTATCAATTACAAAATTACAAGAAGCTATTATGTGGCTTGGTATGGACTTAAAAAGATTAAATGAACCTAATCCTTATCCAGACAGTTATAAGCCTGAGAACGCTAAAATAGCACCAACAGCAGACGGATTAAAATTGTAGTAAAATGTGAGCATGGGCTTATCCTGTTTAAAAAGGTTTTAGCCCATAGCACACAAAAAATAATCAATAAATAAAATCAACAAATGACCAAGCAACAGATTATAAATTATATCGATAAAAACTTTAAGCCACTAGCAATAGGCTTTATAGTGGCAATGATTTTAAGTTTTTTATCTGACTTAATAGAAAACATTGTACTAAAAATAGCATTGATTATTGCAGGCTAAAATATAGAAACTAAACCCACAGAGGGAAACTCATTTCCCCCTGTTAGAACTAAAATCATGACAGAAAAACTACAACTTATCAAAACTCTTCTATTGCAAGGAGAGATGCTTGATGATATAAGAATAAAAGCTAAGACTTCTTGGAGAATGATTTATAGAGTTATTGAAGAACACGGAATGCAAGAGTTTCGTCAAGAGGTAACAAGAAGGCACAAAAGCAAAAGTTCAAAGATGTTAAAAGCTCCTAGCATTGCTAAAAAAACAAATACAAGTATAAATAGACTAAACCGACAATTGCTGGGCAACCAAGTAAAAAAACAATCTATACTTGATGAGAAAGTGCAGGCGCTTAATTATAAAAATTGTAGCGATTATATCTCACAGCATGGAGCCGCAAGTTTTAAGGCTAATATTTTAGGGAAGTGATTAAGTTATTTATCTTTTTTAATCTTATCCATAAGCTTGTATGTTTCTTTATTTTTTTGTTTTACCAGAACATTAAAATCAGTAACGTTGTATAGGTAGTTTAACTTTATTTTCCTTTTACTTTCTTTATCTCTGTAATTTAAATCGATTTTTTCTAATTTACTAATTGCGCTTATGTCTGTTATTTTCTTTAAAGGAGTTTGAATGCCAGCCATAATAAACTCAACATCTTCTGTAGAAAATGCGCTCTGTTTCAAAGCTTTAAAAATATCAGCTTCATTTACTCCGAGTTTTCTAGCTCCTTTTACTGCTATAATCATGCTTTCTGATAACTCTTTATTAGCTTTAGAATACTCTTCGATAGACTCTTTCATTCCAGAATCATCTAATCTACTAGTAGATTTAAAAGCATTAGTAATATCATCTTTTTTCTTATCAAACTTATCCTTATTCCTATACCCTAGAGAGGTTGTGCCTGCTATGTAATTTAAAGTTGTAAATCTAAAACCTAAAAGCCTCATAAGAGCATCACTGTTTTTATACTCTTTACCGTAGGAAGTGAATTTATCTCCAAAGAAACTAGGTTGTACATCATTTGCTCTTGCAAATTCTGTAATGTTACCATAGAATCCAGGACCTGCATTTTTCATATAGTGCTGACCTACTTTATCAGGGTCGTTAAATATTCCGTCAATTAAATTTTCACCTTCATATATTTCTCTATCAAAAACATCTCTATTAAAAAATAATTCATTCATAGTTTTAAAACTTATATCAAAACCTAAGTATGGAGATAGTGTTTCTTTAAGAGCCTCATTAATGTTGTCTTGAATATCTCTGCCTTCTCTATCGTCAAATAAAGTCCTAAGTGGTTTTAAATAAACTTCCGCAGGAAATAAAGCAGTTGCATCCATAAATATAGGTTGGCCAAACTTATCTTTCCCGGCATAAATAAGCTTACTGTTTGTTTGGTAGAACGGAAGCATATCTCTTACTTTATCATCATCATCATCATCAAATCCCATCATATTTTTAGATAATTCCGCTAAAGCTAAGTGCGAAGCATTTGCTATTAAAAAACCTGCAGCCTGCTTAGCCACCATACTAGATCTTCCTGCTTTTACATCTTCTTTCATATACTTAAATGTATTAGCAGAAGTCATTACGGCTAGATAAGGAAACGAAACAAAAGTACCTATAAGTGGAAATCTCCTTAATCTTTTAATGTTTTTTGGCAACATACTGTAAGTAGGAAATGTATCTATTATTCGCTGTGCTGCTTTTGCCTCAGCTTCCAAAGTAGTCATGCCAGACTTCTCATACCTTCCTTTATAAGTGTAATATCCAATTACTTTGTAAAAATCATCACCAAGAGCATAGACTTTTTTAATAGCATTAAAAACCCTTTTACCAGCTCCTTGATTTGATATCCTCTCTATGTCGTTTGTGAAATCATTTATAGTTTCCATAACTTCTTGAGAAATGGCGCCATCTCCTAATATACCAAGCTTGTAAAGTTTATCGGTTTCAGATTTAAGCTCTTTTCTGCTTTTTTTAGTACCCCAAGCCATGCTCATGGCATCCTTAATTTTTTTAGGATCAGAAGCGAAAAAGAATCCAGCATTTAAAGCTAAAATACTTCCACTTATAAAGTTAAGCATAGTGGTCATTGGACTTAAGGCTGTTTTACCAAGTTTTGTAAAGGCTGCAAAAGCTACCCATGCCTTATAAAAGTCTTCATTAATTGTAGATAAGGGTTGTAAGTCTTGTATTGAATTATACAATTCTTTAGAAACGTAAAGTCCACTTAATCCACTCCAAGCTTCTCCATCAGGCGTAAGCTTTGTAAATCCAGCTTGTGCATCATAAGTTCCTAATCCAGATTCTAAAAGTTCAATCCTCATTTTATTTTGATATTCAGTAGAGGCTATATAATTACTAATCTTAAATACAGTAGAAGCATAATTAAGTAATGGGTCATTTGATTCTCCAAGCAATTCTCTAAAAGCTTTGGGTATTTCCTTTTTCTTCTTATAAAAAGGAGCTTTCTTTTCTCCTTCCGCAGAAGCTAAAACTAAATCTTTTTTTGTCTTAAGAGATTCTAAGTATTCAAAAACTCGCTTACGAGCATCTTTTTCCGTAATATTTGAACCAAATAAATCAGAGCTTTCATCCATAAGGAACTGAACAGCGTTATCTATACGTCTATTACCTTCTTTGTTGACATTTTTACTTGTAAGTCTCTCTAAGTAGTCAGTATTTTTAAAAGCGTCATAGGAGCGATACAAATACTGTCCTTTATTAGACTCAATAGTTTCTTGAAGTGTTTCAACTCTATTTATGGCATCACTAATTGAAGAGTAAGCTGCTGAATCTTTATCAAGTCCTTCCAGTTTTTCTTTAAAACCATTTTTTTGCTCTTCTAATTTTTCTTGTAAATTAGTAGAGAGCTTATCTACACGACTTCTTAACTGATCAATTTTATCTATTTGATTTTTATTAAGAAAAGAAATATCTACACCTTCCACCCCAAGCAGGTAGTCGTTTAAAGCTAAAGCTCTTTCCTTAAATCCTTTGCTGTTTTTACTTTTTGAAGTACTCCCAAGTATTTCATTAATTTCACCTAGCTCGTGTTCCAAAGCATTAGTGACCGAACTCATCTCTCTACCTAAAGACCTTACAATATTTCCTATTTTTTTTGAAGTTCCAGCGTTAGTTTTAAAACTTTGATTCCAAAAACGTCTTGTTCTTTGCTGTACTTCATTTAAAATTTTGACTGGCCCACCCTTACCTAAAGAAGAGTCTCTTTTACTGCTGTTCTTAGAACCAATGCCCATAGCTTGAGCTTCGCTATTTTCTTGCAAACTTTCACGTGCTTTGAAGCTTTCTGAGCTTTGTGAAATCGCCTGCTTAATAGTGTCCGTAGTAATTTCTCTTTTCTCTTTTCTAGTAAGAGACTTGTACCAATCTGTAGATTTAATGTAATTAAGACCTTCCTCTAGGGCTAAAGCTGCTTTCTTTCCTGCTTTGTATGCTGCTTTTACTACCTGTATAGCTTTTATTGCAATAGCAACAGGAAGATTTATTACAAGAGTACCATCACCAAAGTCTTTTAATTGCTTTTCGGCATCCTCTAGTCCTTTGAGAAAAGCGTCATCACTATTACCTTCTTGAATAGTATCATCTACGTCTTGGTCTTGCGCTCCTTCACGTTCTTGAATGCTTGTATTGCTGCCTTCTGATTCTCCGTCAATTGATCTTTGCCTATCGATTTCAAATTGGGCTTTTTCTTCTGTGGTTCCGAATTGTTCTTCATAATATTGTACTTTTTGGGCATATGTAAGCTCTTCTAAGAAAGAGTCTTCTGCCATTTGTGATTCAACTAAGGATAATTCCTCTTGAGATAAAGAACCTAAAAAACTAGACAATTCCTGTTCGTCTTGGTTTGCATCAATTTGCTCTTGTAAAGATACAATTTGGCTTTGTATGTCAGAAATACTTTGATTTTCAAGCAATATTTGAATAATAGCGTCACGAACTACTGTTTGATCAAGACCTAAATTTGAATTATCTGTAATTTGTTCCGAAGCTCTCTCAACGCTAGGAAGTTTAGATTTCTTTTTAAATCCAGAAGCCCATTTTAATTCATTTTTAGAAGCTCCTGTTTCTTTAGAAGCGGAATCCAAATCAATATTACCTCCATTGGCAAAATATTCTAAAGCTGCTTCGTATTCATTTGTTGGCGTGTAACTGTCAATAGCCTCAAAAGTTCTCTTTTTATTAGCTTCGTTTATTTGATTGTCTGTTTTTTGTCCAACCGCTTCGTTTTCAATTCTAGAGTAGTTAGCGTTTTTAGCTAATGTCTTTTTGCCTGTTTTCTTGCTAGTCTTTTCGTAAAATTTAGAAATAGATCTTCCGTCTTTTGCGCTCTTGATGCTTACAACATTACCGCCTGAGTCCATTTCCACGTCAAAATCGCCTTTTACGCCTTTGGGTGAAACTCTTTTTGTGGTTGTTGGCTTTGGAGCTTTCTTTTTAGGCTCTACGACTGAATCTTTCTCTAATACATCTTCTTGGTTGGCATCTTCTTCTTCTTCTTCGGTGTTGATTTCTTCATCATTGGCTTCTTGGCTACTTTTTTCATTTGATTCTTCATTGTTTTCTGGGTTTTGATTTGATTTATTATTTAAAGCTGTTATTTTATCTCTAGCATCTTGACTTATTTTATTTCTAGCCTCTCTAGTTATAACTTTTAAACCTCTTTTTTTAACATCGTCTTTTACTTCTTTATTTATTCTTTTTTCTATTACTTCTATTTTATTAAGTATATCATCTCTTTCTATTCCACTCGCTGTTTCATTAAATTTTTCTGTTAACCTTATAACTTCTTTATCTTTATCTAATTTATTTATTTGTTCTGTTTTTATGCCATCTAAAGAAATAGTACTGTCTAATTCTTCTTGTTTTTCTTTATTAATTTTTTCAATCTCAGATTGAGTATTAGATAATTGAGCTTTGACTGGTTTTTTAGGGTCTGTATTATCAGCTTCTTGTCTTTCAAAAATAGATATAGCACGTTCAGTAATCTCTTGATCGGTTATTTGGAAGTCCTTAACCCCGTCAGCTTCGTACTCAGCTATTATCTCGTTTTGAGCTTCATCTTTTAGCCTTAGTGATTCTTCCTCTGTTAGAAGGTCTAAAAAGCTCTCCTTTTTTTCATCGACAACTATTTGCTTACCTTCTAATGTTTCATTTCTGTCTTTTTCCAAAACATTAAATTCATCCAAAAGGTCTTTTAGTATTTCAGTTCTCTGTTCCTGAGATAAAGCTTTGTCTTCATTAATTAATTTTGCCTCTGCCTGAAGTAAAGCTTGATTTTTGGTAATGCCATTAACTTTATTGTAGACTGCTTGGCTCAAATTTGAAGTGGAGCTTCTGGCTTTATTAATTAATTTATCATTACTAGCATTAGCCTCTTTTATTTTACCCTCTAAAATGTTTCTTGTGGATTGATTTCCTGCGTTATTAAATGCCTTCTGAAGCTTAATAACTTTCAAATAGCCGTTCTTTATTTCTTCAATTTGACTCTTAGGCATGAAAGGCTTAATCAATTCTCCTGTTATTTTGCCACCACCAATAATCAAAGGACTGCTTGCAAGAGTCGAGAATGTAGTTTTATCCAGATTGTCTGTCAGTAAAACATCTTTTTTATCTAAAGCAAATCTGTCTAATAAGTTTTGAGAAAAAGTTGTGGCGTTTTCGGTAAGAACTTCTACACCGTTGTCTTTAAAAAATTGCTTAGTAAATCCTAAAGCTCCTTTGTTCAGTAATGCTCTATTGGCACTAGAACTAACGGATCGTCTTAGTATTCGAGAAGTAGGTAGTGCGCCAAAAACACTCTCAGCAGCACCGTAACCAAAGGGTATTGATATCTCTTGTAATAAAGAATAATTTGCAGGATTAATACCTGATTCTTCAGACTTCATTTCTGAAAACTTACTACCTC